ATTTGAATCAATTTCAGTCGAACCTATGATCAGCTTTATGCGAGTAACATCGCTTAGGTCCTGTGCCTCACCATCTGCTTTTAGCAGAAGATCTATAGTGTTATCGTGTCCTATATAAAAGACCTCGGTTATCATTGTCTGTCTCCCTTAGCTCAAGCTGTTCGTGAAGTTTCCAGCCGCAAACCTCCAGGTGTCATTGTATCCGACTTCCTGGTCACTGACCTCGTTGTCGTAAAAGAGCAAGTTACCAGCCGACGCGGCATCAACTAGAGCTGCTGCAACGATAGTGCCCCAGGAACCAGTTGCTGGACCTATATCAATGTTATCTGCATTACTAACTGAGTTTCCTGATACAACGTCCCATGCAGGAGATGATCCACCATTAGGACTGACAAGGATTCTGCCGTATCCATTTCCAGAGGGCTCAGTAATAGTCGAACCTGTGTCGCTGTCGCCAATTGTTGCAGTAGTAAGAACGACATAGGTAGAAGGAGCCGTGTAAGCTTGGTTACGGAACGCAAAGTCAAACAGAGCATTGGCCAGGTAGTCTGAGATGTAGCCGCTGTTTTGGGACATTATCAATTGATGAATCTGACCTTTTGTTACCATCGGATTTTGTGATTTGCAGTCAAACATTGTTGTCCTCCTATTACCAAGTATTCTTAAAGGGCTTTTTCTCAACCACTCGTTCTTCGTAGATAGGGTTGCCTTCCTCATCTGTGCCCACCTGAACCTGGATCTTGCATCCATCAACTATCCACTGTTCCCATCCTTCAAGGGAGGTAAGGTTCGGAGCTTCAGGGTATTCCTTGCGCCTGATGCCGCAGAGATATTCTTCTACCTTGTTTTCTGCGTAGGGCTGGGGATCGGCATCGAGTGGGATGTCCGCATGCCAATTGTATGACACGTCATTGTCATCTGTTAGGGTGAAGAAGATAGTTTGGTCGTCTTCATTTGGTCTTGTTCTTGCTATTGTTATTTCCATAATTGCCTCCTTATCTGAGTTGAACACCAAGATACTTTAATACTAAAAAGTCTAAAGTACTAGCTCCACTTGCGAATATTCTATAATAAATATTTCCATCACTAGTACAACCAACAAAACCATTATTCATTCCATAGAAATCATCAGCCTTTCCAGATACATCAATACTAAGTATCTGTAGGTTAGTCCCTGATGCAAAATCAACATAAGCATTAGCCAGAGAGCTTCCAGAATCTCTGATTACTCCTGTAATAAAAACTGCCTTAGCTCCTTTTGGGATAGCTCCATTACTATCTGCTTCAAGATTTAATAAAGTATTACCCGTAACACTACTCCACCCATGAACTCCATGAAATTTATTACTTTCAACCGCACTCTCAAACCAAATCGTCTCATTCGGCTTCGGCGCATAGTTGCCCTCGCCGATGCTTGAGCCGAGGACGAGCATGGGTTGAGAGATGTAGGCGACTGCGGACAACTGATTAAAAAACACAACAACATTAAATCTCGTGTTGGAGGAAGAAACTGTATATGTCAATTCCAACCATTCCCAGCTTCCTGATCCAGAATGATAGTTACTGTATGTTATAGATCCATCATTAACAGCTAATCTAACATGGGAAGCAGTGGATGTTTTAACCCAACACCCAAATGCTACAGTTCTTCCTGTGAACTCTTTATACAAATGCTCTTTATTATATATGCCACTATGAGAAGCTATCCATCCAGCCCCACTACTATTAGTTACTGCTTTAATCATGTAGAAAGAACCCTCTTTATCACTTTCCATTCTGTATAAAGAAGCATCCAGGTCCTTCCACCACCCATCAGGCCCCTTATTATCCGCTTCCACACAAGCAGGGGTGACTTCGGAGAGGGTGATCGTGTCGAAGAGAATGGTTGTGCCTGAGCCTGCTCCTGCTATCTGATAAAGAGAGATGTAGGTTGTGGTTGCAGTTGCTTCAAAGACTATACTGTATTCGGTTGACCAATCTACAGCCTCGGTATGTCCATAAGAAGTAACCTCGTCTCCGCCAGCGGAAGTTCCGACTTTTACGTCGAACGTAGCTTCAGTGCCAGGACTGCAATAGAACTTCAGACGATATAACTTACCGACTTCAGTTGTGATAGCCTGATAAGCATAAGGGTTTGCCGTACCGGCTTCGGTGATTTCCAATGCATTGCCACTTTGTCCACCGGTCACGCTCGCAAGTGTAGCCCCATTCCCTGCTGTCCAACCAGTGGTGTCCGTATCGAATCCGCCGTTCGTCACAAGCTGGCTAAACCCCGTATTCGCATCGGTGTAGTCCGCCAGCGTCCCGTTGCTCCATACTCCGAAGCCTGAGTTGTCAAGAAGATTCTCAAGAGGTCTATAAGAAAGAGTCAAGTTCCCATCTGCATCTGAAACGGGAACCTTACCAAGTGCAGCGCCGGTTGTTTGTTTTAGAGTTTCGAAGGTTGCTCCCTGAAGAATCCACCGTTTGTCACCTGCGTTTGTGTCGGGTGCTATGACATTAGGAGAATCTTCTGCCGCTCCGGAATCATCATCTAATACGTACTCATATTTGATCCCGTTCACATAAACATAGGCTACATCGCCGTCAAGCAGGTTAGCACCATCAATGCCGTCAAGAGCATCAAGGGTTCCGCCTGTAAGTGCTGTTTTTATGTAGACTGTTTTTGCCATTGCTTACTCCTATCTGTGCTTTTTAGCTAGGTAAAGTACTGTCTTATAGAGCCATTTTAGGCTGGCCTTCTGTGTCAACGTTAAGTTAAAGAACACATTGTCTATGTGTTTATCAAGCTTGGAGTAGTCCATGTTTTTGGTCATCTGCTCGAAGTCGTGCTTGAGATTGCGGAGATCGGCCGCTTTATCTTTTTCCTCTGTTTGTTTTGCGGCCATCTCTTCTGCTGTCAATAATCGGATCTTGCCGTCTTCTACTGTGAGCCTTTTTCTGTCCTTATAGGTCATCTTGACTAGTTGGCTTCTTGGGACTTCTATGGCATGAAGGATAAAGGCTCCGTTCTTGTACTCAACCCAAATCTCGTCTAGGTCCGCTAGGTCAACGACCTTAGAACCGTCCCATCTGAGCCGTTCGAGGCCGACGCCACGAGGGAGGTGGCCGATCTCTGTGTTTCCTCGTTCTGTTATGTGGACTATTATGTCTTTATCGACTATTGCTTTCATAGTTAGGCCCTTAGCTTCAGTCTCGCCGTTTTGAACATTCTAGGTATTCTTTTCTTAACAGGCTGTATAGGCATGCCACGAGGCATAAACCTCCAATCATCCACGCGTTTCCCATTAATCTTTTTTGGCAAGGCCACAGTAACTGGTTTATCTGGCCAAGGTGGGTTGGTACTCTCATCTATCCGATAGTGATCTCTTATTATCTGTAAGAAATCTTTATCATGTTCGTCATCTGGTCTTTCACATTCATATAATATTTCCTCTACTTCTTCTAATGGTGGATTAATTACAATAATTTCATGTTTCTCTGGATCATAGTTGCCAAATGGGTGTGGCACAAGAATTGGTTTACCTCCATTTCCAAAACACGGATGATCTGGAGCTTGCCACATTGATAGGATGTGACCGGTTTGTTTGTCTTTTAATATAAAAATCCAATGAACTTCACCTGATGATGTAACATATCGTTGCTGGGCGAGAACGGTCGCCGGTTGTCCGGTGGAATCTGTTTGGCGGTAAAGCGTAATAGATGTTGCATAACCCGTGTCAGTTTGACCAGACATTGATAGTGTAGTCCATTTTCCATTCGTTTCATCATAAGTGTTTCGTCCCAACATAAACCCATAACGGTAATTTCCAGAAGTATCATTATCGTATCTAGTCTGCGGATAGAAACCATATTCACCGCCTGGCAAAGTCAATACTGAGCAACCACCGGTACCAGTTACTGACACACTACCTATACTTGTCTTTAGTTCGGCTTGTCCAACTGAGCTACTATTTGGTGTGCCAACATTTGCTAACACTTGGTCTATTCCGTAAAGGTGAGCGGTTAAGTCATCTTCATCATCTGCTTCAGCAGGTGATGCGCTTGGTGTATAATTACCGGGCGTAAAGTCTATATCTACTTTATCACCATCGAGATAACTCCCATCAGTAAAATCCTGACCATAAGGCTTATCATTTGCTAAGTCCCAAACGTTAAGCCAGGCGTCGTTGGCTTCGTTTCTCATCTTGAGAATATGGTTAGTTGTATCAACCCAAAACATACCCGGCACGGGATTTGCAGGAGCGCTACTTCCTGAAAAGCTGCTTTTTAAGCACGCAAAGTTATTCTCTATGTTCTGAAGATCCGTCTGCCCAACATGTGCTGGATCAAAAACGTCATCAGTCCAATTTTGTGCCATTTTCCCTACCTCCTACTGGCAAAACTTCAGCGTGAAGTGCTCAACGAGAGCATTCACAGCTTCACTTGGATCAGTGATCTGAATCTCTACCTGAAAATATCTTCCCGTTACAATTGCGTAAAGGATCTCCATTCTTTCAACTTCATTTGTCGGCGGACTCGTGTCTCCATACTTAAGTTTCATTCTGACTTGTGGACCTGCTGAGAGCTCGAATATCTCGACCCAGGTCCTTGAGTCAATACTTATTGAGTTCCACGTATTCGGGTCCGGGATCACATCGTCCCAGGTAGTCCCTGTTCCAGTAACCACTATGTCAGCCAACACATACACTAAGTATCTGTCTGATGCTCCCAGGTCGAATATTGGCGATTGATAAGTACCAGTTAAGACCCCTTCGCTGTGAGAACACTTGAGATAGTACTCACTATTATATGTCGTCTGTTCTGTGTTATCGTGAGTGCCCCCGCTGTAGTCATCTGTCTCCGTGTGTTGCACAGTCCACCCATCAGGCGGATCAACCAAAGACACCGCGGTAACCTGAGGTGTGTCACCATAGATGCCGTTCGCTCCGAGTGTGTTGACAGCGAAGTAATGTTGCCCGGGTTTCACGCCTTGGAGTGATAGGTTCGGGCTGCGAAGAGCTGCAAGAAACGTCCCTCCAGCCCATGAGGAGCCAAGCCTAAACTCATATAGCTCAATGTCAGGGTTATTTATGCGATTGGAATAAACGTTGACAGCGGAGCCTGAGATTATGACATTTAGTGACCCAAGGGAAGGCGGTGCAGTAGAGCTGACACCAGTAACAGTTTTGCTTAACTTAGTGCAGGTATCGAGACTCTCCTTTGCTCCCCAAATGTTGACTGTCCGTAGCTTCACATAGTACGTTCTGCCTTCCTCAACATTTGGAATCTCAAAGTCCTCAGCAGCATTGAATTGGTGGACGTAGGAGCTATCGTCATAGCTAATCCAGACCTCAACATGGCTAAACCAAGGGTAGTTGGTTGGAGGATCAAAAGTCACGTTAAGTTTGACCATCGTGCGAAGCCTGTAGTCATAAGTCTCCTCACTTATTGATGCGTTGCCAACACTAGGGACGTCTCCACTAGGGTCAGGCAAGGTTGTAGAATAAGTTGCCTCAGTGTTGATGTTGTAAACATCGTCATAAAGATCTATTGATTCATACTCCAAGACAAGATTGATCAAACCGCTGTTCTGATAGGTTGCTTCCACAACTCTCATTAACTGGTCACTTATCGAAAGGGCAGATGTGTCCAAAGTGACAACATCCCCTTCTTCGAGCTGTACGCATTGGTCCCTAGCAGTAAGCCTAACTCTTCGATCTAATTGCCACCTTTCAAGCCAGTAGGTTCCTAGTGTAGCTGCCTGCTGCCTATCCGTACAACCTGACAACTCTAGGTCCCTTACTGCTCCTTCCGTATCCCCAATCATTATGTAGTCAGTCGTGTACTCTTTGTCGGACCTGATATAGGCAACCCTCACTATGCTAGGCTTTTGGAACATTCTTGGCTGCTCAACTGATATAGCTGCCTTCCCTGATGAATCCTGCAAGATCATTGAATCGTCTATGGTTAAGACTGAGCTTTCATAGTTAAGATCAGAATAATGGAGGTAGAATTTCCCATCCCACCATCTTAGTGAGCCCCGAAAATGCATTAATATGTCTTCGATCCAGTCAGGGGGTGCCTTGCTGTCATCAATAGCCATGTTGAGTGACCAGCCTTTTGTATCACAATAGTTGGCCGCAGCTTCCCAAGTCCCTCCTGCTGCTGTGTCAAATCTGCTGGATTCAAACCCTAGGCCATACCTGGTGTTAGTCATAAAGTCATATAGGCAAAGGACCGGATTATCTGACCAAGCTGTTGTGTCACTACGGAAGTCATAGACCTTTTTGCCTTTAAGCAAGACAGTCCTTTCTGGCAGGGACTGGAACTTGTTCTGATCATATATGAGTTTCCATACTATATAGGCTGTGTATCTGTAATTGTCTGTCCATCTTGAATCGACTGCATTTAAGTTTGTGTCATAGGTTTGGGTTGCTGTCCCATTATAGAACCAGTAGGACACATTGTCCTCGAAGTCTGATACATCTTTGTCGCCCAGCCTCACATCAGAAATCGAATCACATTCTCCCTCAGCTAATGTCTGCACAACCCATAGCTCTTTGTTATCGTCACCTGTCACATTCCGATAAACGTCATTCCCGCCTACCCTGAGCTGGCCATACACAACTTTAAGGGGAGCATCTGTCGATAATGAGTTAAGCTTAATTCCTCTCAGCCCCTCTTGACCTTTGAGATCTCGCTGTGAAGGCTTCGAAGGCGCAAGGACCTCGTTAATGATCCTGCTAACAATAATTGACATGGCAGCTTTTGCCAAAAATAAGAATTGACCATTTCCTGCATTTATGCCTATAACAAATTTGCCGTTATTATCTGTGCAGACTATGATGTCCCCAGGGAGGCTCCGCCTTTGGTCAATTTCCTTAAATGTTGAGGCCAGGAACCTCACAAACTTTTTCTTAGCCTTTATGGGCTCTTCTTTCCATAATTTCGGATAATCGTTTATAGTGACGCCATCAAATTCCTCTGGAACCTCACCACCCAAGTCTCTCGTGAAATTCAAAACTAAAGAAAGACAGTCCAGCCCTTTTTTTGGGTCAAAAGAACCGAGCTTATAAGGTGCTCCTACATACTTTTTTGTGATCTCAACCAGTCTCATTTTCTTGTTCTGCCCCACCATAACTCTTTGTCGACAATACTTGGCAGCCACCTGTTGCCACCGAAGTTAGCAGTGTTTCCCAGTGCGCTACATCTTGCATAACTCCGGTCACACCAGGTAGCTGTACCTGTGTAGCCGCATTCTGTTCCTTTAAATTTTTTCCACCGACACGATGAGGGGTGGAGCATGATCGTCTTCTGAGTCCACCTGTTCAAGATGGATGTTACATCAATAGTAACCTGCGTTTCATCCAGTTGCCAAGAATCAATTATTCCTTCAAAGATCTTAACCGTTGCTGGACCGAGGATAGTACCGTTTGTATCTACAACTATCAGATCTAAATCAACATTTGATCCCTGAACAGTACTTCCCACAAAGAGAGCGGTAAAAGTTGAGTCTAGATTGTCAATCCGGATTCTTGCACGGCTGACAATGGTCCCTGCGCTATAAGTAACTGGGTCGAAAGTAAACGGCCTTGGATCATAGGGACCTTTGTCCTCTTCCCAACCGATGCCTACTGCCCACACAATTCCTGCATCCCAACCAATTTGTCTCAAGATAACTGGTACATCGCAATCAGTGTATCTATAGTGAGTGCCTTCGATTTCTATGTCGAGCAAGTAGAATGGTCGTAGCTCATTTGCTTCAAGTTGTGCAAGTATGGTTGAGTTGATACTACGCATTCAATAACCCCCTCAGTTCCAGCCCTATCCTTTTCGCTGAATAGATAAAATGTTCAAATTCTGCTATGTCCTTTGCAAATCTGCACCTAACTTTTAGGTAACCGGTGAAATCAAACGTAATCCTTTGGCCTGATGACGGCGCAGATGCGAACTCGCATTTATCCGCCCCATCAGTTCCGCCGCCACTAGTAAAAGTCCAGTTGGTTCCTTCTGTCTGTGCAACTCCATCGACATAAAGAGTTCGAGAAGCAGCATTCTTTGACGGCAGATTAAACACAGTTGTTGACCCATCACCTGTTCCTACATATTCACCGGTGTACGTCTCCGCCGATTTTCCTATCGAGTCGTAAAACAGATTGAAAGCCTCATAGCTTCCTTTTCTTGCTACATAGAAGTCCCACAAGGTCTGGGCTTGCGAAATAGTAAGACCTGGATACTTCAGAACGATGTTCCGTCTAGGATAAAGCCACTTCTGTTTTCTTTGCTCCTCTCCAAGCTCGTCAAAGCTAGAGATGATTGTCTTCCACCTTACTCTTTCTATTATCGGGTATCCTGGAACTATTGATGGAAAAGCTGCCACTATGTCACCTCCCTGATAACATTGCGCAGATGACCGCCATCACTCAGGTGCTCTGATACTGATTCAATAATGACAGCCCTGTTTTCTCTCATCTGGTCCTGGAAACTTTTTGCATCGTTTGCGTAGATATAGATGTTCGTGACACCTCCTGCACCTCTTGGAAGAACCGTTTCACCTCGTTGTAGGATGGCCGGGAATTCGTCAGGAGCTAAACCGTTATGAAGCCTGGGAGCATTGGCGAAGAGAGCTGCTGACACTGGTCGTGTAGGGACTGGAGTTTTGCCGGCGATCCCACCTTTATGGTAGAAATCAGCCCACGAAAAACCGGAAGACAACGACCCTTTGATGTCACCGAGAAACCCTCCTGCTCCTTCCACGAACTTCTGGGCCAGTATTCCCGCTAAAGACCTTTGAACAGCTGTTGCAAATGAGCGGAGGTAGTCTTTGAAACTATCCATCTCCCCTTGCATGGCATCAAAGAAGAAATCGGTGAACGCTTGTTGCATGTTGCGGGCTGCCTCTTCAGCAACCTCAGGCATAAAGTTAAGTGTGTCCCTAAGAGGACCGAAGAACCTGTCTGGATCAGCTAGAGCTTCTTCGAGCTTTTGTGCAGCGTTGTAACCTGTTTCTCCGAGAGACCTGAGTGCTTCTTGTTGGTTTTGCTCGATTGTTCTCATAAATGCTTCTTGTTCTCTAGCCAGCATCTTTTGGTGTTCACGTATGCGTTGAAGTTGGGCCTTAAGATGCTCTTCAGCGGCCTTATCTTCTTCCGTTTGTCCAGCACGTCCACCACCGACTACCCTAAGCGCTTCTCTGTGTATTTGTCTTTGCAATTTTAGAAAATCCTGATACCATTTTGACTGTTCCTTGCGATACCGTTGTTCCTCCTCATGTAGTATCTCTAACTTCACCCTAAGTGCATCAATTAACTGCTGATATTCTTCTGGAGTCTTGTCGATGCCACCGAGAAGTCTGAAGGCTTTACCTGTCAATCCGCCCCCGCCCTCGGCATATTTTTTGAGCTTTTCTAAGGCCTCAATACGTGACTGAGTTGCAGACAGCTCAGTTTCGAGCCAGAATGGGACTACATTCTTAGCCTGTTCTTTTCCCGCAACTTCCGCGAGTTTTGCAACTAGTTGTGTAGCTCTTAACATAACCATACCAAGAGCTTTGACCCCTTCTTTGAAGTTCTCTGACCTGAAGAAATCCGCTAGCTCCCGCATTGTTTCTTTGTTAGTATCGAAGAACTCGTTGAGAGCCTCGCCAACGCTCTGTGAAAACGCTTGCTTCATGTTCGTAAAGGCTGCTTCCCACGTTCTCACTGTGTCAGGAGCTGATAGTTGGAAAGCTCTTAGTCGTTCCATGATGTAGTCAAAGAGCTCTTCGGATCGCCCTTGCAACTTCTTTATGACGCCTCTCTCCATTCCGAGAGCTGTAGCAATGAGGGTGTTCTTTGCTGTGATAGTTCCCTTCAACATCGCTCGCATTTCCTCAGCCATCATGTTCAGTGGGATTCCCATTGCTGTTGCGGCCTGGGACATGGCTACAACGAACTCTTCGACTTGCTTAATGTTGAACCCTTCAGCGAGGGCATGAGGAAGTGCTTGTTGGAACATAGTAATGAGTTGCTGATAAGTCGCAGCTGTTTCGAGGTTAGCTTTTAAAAGGTCCTCATTGATTTTAACAGCTATGCGCTGTGCAGCTAGAACTTTTTCCCTCCCTTGCAGCTCTCGACCTGTAGCATCAATTATCTTTGTTTGTGCAGCAAGAACAGCTCCAATGCCTATCCTAGTTTGCTCAAGTGTTTTATTAAACTCAATACCAGAACTAACAAGAGAAGAAAATCCCTGTGTGATCTTTCTGAATATCCACACACCGACGAAGGCTATAATGGTACGTTGAAGGCGGCCAAGGGTCCTTTCGAGTTGGGAGGCTGACCGAGTTGCATCCCTCATACCTTTACTAATCCCAAACATGGATGCAGATGCTCGCTTCCCAGTGCTGGCTGCTGTCTTCTCTACATCCTTGAGAATGTCTGACAGCTTCTTCAGCTTCCCAGTAGCTTTATCTCTTATAAGCAGTTCATATTCAACTCTGTCTCTCGGCACTTATCAATCTCCCTATCTTAAGGAGGACTTCAATAGGATCGTCAACCTCCATCAGCTCTGCTACTTTCAAAATCCCTTCTGTCGTTGGCCCCATTTGCTCAAAGCCAACGAGCTTAAAGATCTCCCAGGCATCAACATTCCCTGGGAGGACACCTGGAAAGCACTGC